GTTTCAGGGTTCCAGACATCGAACTGACGGAAGCTGTAACACGTGCCGCCATCCGCTTGGTAATAACCCCGACGATAAACCCGGAAGTTTCCGGCATCGTCCTGTTCGCGCTGAAGCCCTTGAGGCATCGCACCGGTTTTGCATACCGCTTGGTACACCACGTCACGGAACGCAATGGCTCGCGGAAACAGTTTCGCCTCACCCGCCAAGAACTCCTCAGCGTACTCAAGCGAGACGCCCGTAGCAAATGCGATACCTTGCGCGGACGCACCGTACTGTGCAGCAAAGGACGGCGGTTTGATGTCCGTACGCATTTGCTTGTACGCTTTGTGGTCCGGGTGGTCGTGGTTCGTGCATTTCTCCAAGACACTTTCGTACGACTCCTTGAGCTTGGCAGCAAGGCGCAGACAGTGCATGTCGTCGCCGTTTACCAAGTGCTTAAGTAGCGCCTGATCCCCGGACAACGCCGCCAGCATGACAACCTCCAGCGCCGTATAGTCAACCTCGATAATCACGCCATCATCGCCGAAGCGGGACGTGAACATCTGTTTGACCTTCGACGTACCGTCACGCGGCAGGTTCTGGAGGTTCGGGTTACTGGACGACAGGCGCCCCGTTGTTGTGGCGGTCACGTTCAGGCTGTGGTGGATGATGCTGTCCGGGCCGACGTATTGCAGCATGCCCTTCGTTTTCTTCACCGAGCCATCAGGGTTGTACTCATGGCTGATGTAGTACGTGCCGTTGTCCTTGTCCAACGTGGCTTTGCGGTTCAGCAGTTTCCCTGCTTCGAAGCCGTGAACAGCTAACGCAGTTAACACTTCGCCGCTGGTGCTGTAAACCGGAGTACCGCAAGGCAAGAACCTTTTACCGACGTACTCGCCGTTGCGACGTGCGTTCGGGTCAAAGGCGAACTTCTCCGCCAGTACCTTTGGCATGTCCTTGATCGGCAGCAGACCGGGGAACTTGAACGTCGTATCAGCCCACTTGGTTTGCGGTGTATGCGTTGTGACCTTGTGAACCTTAATGGCGCCCTTGTTCTTACCGGCGCTGTACCGGTCTACATTACCGAACCGCATTACATTGTCGTGGAATTGTTCCTCGCCGGTGCCCTCGACCGGGATAAACACATCGTCGCCGTACTTGTAGCAGTCATGCTTCACGTACATGATGTTGCCGTCAGCGTCCGTGCGCGGCACCCGCTCTTGGTACTTCACTTCCCCGCCGAACAGCAGCGCCGACATATGGAAGTCACTTCCCCAGTTCCACTCAAAAGTACTTGGGAGTTCAGGCAACAGCTCGTTGATTTGCTTGTTGATCACCTCCAGTTCAGCCAGCTGCTCGGCGTGGTTTGCCTGCGCCACCTGTTGGTTCACATACAGGCCAGCCGCCTCGCAGAACGAGAAGCACACCATACCCTCGCAGCGCTCAAGGAACATGCGCCACATACCCATTTTGGTTAGGTAAGCCATCTGTCCATAGAAGGCGCGGGCGGTGTTCTCGATGTCACCGCTTGGGCCGATCAGGTACTCACTCAGCAACGCCGGGTCGATGTCAGCCGTCAGCACGCCCTGTTCCCACAGGAGCTTAACGCCGTCCACCTTTGGCGTACCGCCGTGCTTCTGGGCGACTTCGTTAAGCGCTGGGTACGTCCATGTCTGGTGACTGCACAGGTACTCACCGAGCTGGGTACACACCACACGCCCGCCGCGCTTCAGGAACTTCAACAGCTCCTTTTGATACCGGGTGATGAACCACGACAGCTCGTACATGGCGTTGTGGCACACCATGATATCGACGCCTTCAAGGTTGAACCACGACGTATCGTCGGCGTCCTCTTGGCGCAGGAAGTGCCGGTGTTCCACCTGCCCGGCCACACCGTCTACATCATCTCGCCAACCGGCCATAACGATGTAGTTATCCGGGCAGTGCGCAGAAGCCACTGCGCCTAGATACGGGTGGTTCTGTGTCTCAAGGTCGAGTATACGGATTCTCATCGCGACACCTCTGGAGGGTAGCGGTTGATCAGCTGCGCCATTGCGTGTTCATGCGACAGGCTGCTGTGCTTGAACACGCGCAGGTTCCCGACGCTGAAGAACACCTCGTAGTCGTGGCGCTCGCAGTGAACCGCCACTACCTCGGACTGATTTGGGTGGCGCTGCGGTACGGCCCGCATATATCCCGACGTGTACACATACTGTTGAGTCTCGCACAGCTCTACGCGGCGACCGTCCGCAGGGCCGCCGATTAAGGTAACGAGCATACGGTTCATGGTAGCTGCCCTCCGGGACGCGCCCACCACAGCGTTACGCATGGTAGGACGTTCACGCACAAACGCTTATGCGCCGTACTGTAGTGCGCACCGATCCACAGGGCGCGCCAGTTCACCAGCACGCCGAAGCAGTGGTAGTACGCCAAGCGCCCCTCAGCCTTGAAGTATGGGCCGATGCGCACGGGTACTGGCTCGCCGGGGTATTTGAACCACTTGATCAAACGTCTCATGCCTTCACCCCTTGTGCGCTGTCGAGGTCACGGAATCGGCGGAATGATGGGTGGCGCAGCGAGCCGCCTGCGGTCTTCTCCATCGCGGTGACTTCGACGTATCGCCCGATATGTGGGTGACGCTGCCCGCACTCGTAAGCGTCGGTACTATCCCACTGGTGGAGCGCATCCGTAGCGGCCCGCATAAACTCCTGCGTCAGTCCGGTGGCGTTAACCTCTGTACCGTCCTCCAGCGCCACACGGAAGCCCACGATCTTCCCGGCATTCGCCTTGGACTCGTCGCCCCATACGTAGCCTATGATCTTGCCGTCACCTTCCCAGCCCGGCGCGAAGTCCGCACCGCAGCCCGGTTTGGCCTTCCACATTCCAGACACCTTACCGTTACGCGGCGACAGGGCTGGGTCTTTGATCACCAAACCTTCGAAGCCCATCATGCGGGCCGTGTTGTACACGCCGGGAATCTGCTCAATACCGGTCACTTTAGCCAGCGCTTCGGACACGATGAGGCTGTGTAAACCTTCGAAGTCGGTTGCGTAAGACTGCGCGAGGGTTACGGGGAACCGTCCCACGATACTCGCGTGGCGTGCTGTGTACGATGCTTGAACTTCCTGCGGCTGCGCCAGCAGCTGGCCCTTGTTGATGATGTCGAGCACCACGAACTGCACGAGGCCATGCGGTACAACCTCGTCACGGCGCAGCACGCCGCCGCCCTCTTCAAAGCTCATGGACGGAACCCACACCTCACAGTCCAGCACGAGGTCATGCCCAAGCGCCCATTCTTGCACCCAGCGTTCCTTGAACTCTTCCTTGTACCGGGCAAGGGCGGGAATCTCGATACCTGCGCGGGTCAAGAACATGACCTCGCCGTCAATCTTCAGGATGAGACAGCGCATGCCATCGACCTTGACCCCGGCCAGCACGAAGCCGCGCTCGGCAAGGACCTTGGCAATAGCCTTTTCGTTCCAGTCAACAGCGCGGTGCGGTTTAACTGGGAGTACACGCGGTTTGACTTTGCTCATCGGATTGTCTCCAGACCATCGCACAAGCGCTTGTGATCCGCATGCAGGCGTTTAACGCGAGCCTCTAACGTGGTCTCGGCACGTTCGATGATGTGGTGATCAACGTACACCACATCAAAGCGCCGCCCGCGCAGCAGCTCTGTAACCTTGTCCAAGTCACTGACCATAAACACATGGAGCCGCTCTGCTACACCGCCGCTCACGGACTGCAACCACAAACTCTGCATAGGGTGCACAGTACCGGGACCGCTCAAGGAGAACCCGAAGTACGCAACATTCTTACCCTGCGCCGCGTCCAGCTGTGCAGCCAACATCGTACCCATTGTGCGACCTGCGCCGCGTCGGCTTTCGTCTTTACCAGTCATTGTGGAACCTCGTTCGGGCTGTACCCTTCTGCGCCGTCTCGGAACTGGCAGTTGGGCGCGTCAAAGTAAACCTCACCCTGCACATGCGATTGCTTGCCGGGTAGGGCGAATTTGTTTTTCGGTGTGCTCAGGCCGCGAAGGCTCTGCATCTTCGGGTCATCCATCGCGCCCATCATCAGGATTACATCTGTTGCACCTTGTACGCCGGTCTTAGAATCCTTGAGCGCGGAGTACGCTGGGTACAGCATGTCGCCGCCCTCGTTGGAAACTTGAATGGTTCCGAAGTGGATGAAGTCGTGGCGCACAGCCATCTCACGAAGCTGAATCCACTTCTCCTCTACCTCGTCCGTCTTGTTCCCACCACCAGCGCTGCCCGGCAACCGATAGTTCGCCACCATGTCGCAGCACACAATGGCGGGCTTCATCGCTTCAATGACCTGCTCCAGCTCCGGCAGTGTTGCGCCGTGCATGTCTTTGATACGGATGCGGTCACGTCGGCCAACCTTGGCGATGTACTCCGGCACCAGTACCCCGGCGTTGGACTTGCTG